GGTGTTTTCAAAGAGAAATCCTCTGAACGTGGGCAATGTAGTAATATATGCCTGTGGAGTTTCAGGGGAGGAGCTCGGTGACATCATGGAGCAGGCCGATGGCGATCCAGTGGAGAGCGACATGAAGAACAACGATGGGAGTCAATCGGGGGAATTTCGCAAATATGAGGCGATGTTTTACCGAAAATTGGGTGCTCCGGTGTGGTTTGTGCGGGAATTCGCAAAGAATACAAGTATTCGCGTGTGGACTAGGTACGGTGTCTGCGCGAAGGTTGATGGTCAGAGGTGGTCTGGTGAGACGACCACCACTACCGGAAATTCTTATGTGAGCATGGCTTTGATGCAGTCTGCCTTGGAGATGGCAGATATCAAGGATAGCACAAACATACACGGAGGGGACGATTACCTGGGGTACATCGCTGGTGATGCAGCCAAGTTCGAGGCCGGAATAGATGCGGTTACTAAAGCAAGCGGAATGAAAGCTGAAGTAGTCCCTCAGGTCTCGCATCACCATGCTACCTTTTATCGTAAAAGGTACGTGCGTAGTACTATCGGGTGCCGTCCCGTCCCGCAATTCGGGCGCGTGTTGGCAAAGTTGAACTTGCGGTCAAACCGCAATCAGCAAGTCAATGATAGAGATTACATGGCCGGCAAGTACTTATGTGCCGCCTATGAACATCGACACGTGCCAGGTATAAAGGATTTGCTACTGCATACTTCGGAGGCACTCTCCGATACTCCCTATCTCGACGTTCGGCAATCAAAGCTGCATGAGATGGGTGGGAAGAAAAATGTCAAAAAGGTGTTGGATGAGTCTCCATGCCATTCTGTTCCCGAATTTTCTGATTTCCTTGGTGAAGTGTACGGCATTAGTTATGACGATCTTTTCGACCATTATGGACGCTTGGCCCAATCTTGTATTGAGTACTGTGACAGATGGGTTCGAGTGGGAAAGAACGGCAAAGCCGAGAATGTACAAGGAAATAGTAAGTACATTGCACCCAAAATGTACGGGGATACGGTGGAGGCTCTTGTCCGTGTTGACATATGAGCGATGGCAAGTTTGGCCGCTTCTGATGGGTGAATAGCAAGACAACACCAACAGAACAAGAAAAAAAAAAAAAAAAAAAAAAAAAAAAAAAAAAAAAAAAAAAAAAAAAAAAAAAAAAA